TAATAGACCAGTTACTGATGGGCGTGTTGATGAGTATGGTCGGCCTGTACTTATTTCACCTACAGAAAGCATTTCTAAATATGTTGCTGTGGTCGATCAAACCACAGGCGTAGTTTCTTATATTCTCAATCCCGAATTAACAGAAGCGGGTCCTCTTGAAATGGCTACAGGTGCTGCAACCCTTGCGGCTGCCGAAGAGGCGGGCAGATTAGGTTTGGCGCCTGTACATGAAAGCGTGATCCCATCTTTGGCAAGTATTAAAAACAAATGGCCAATGAAAGTGAAAGAGATGAACGAATTATTGGATCCTCAATTTCAATGAAATGTCAAAAGTGTCAAAAGATACGCAATAAAATTAAGAAACTGTTCAAACGTAGGAGAATAAAAAAATGAAAGTTTCTGAAACGACTGTGAAGTTGGTTAACGATAAATCGTTTAATCATATTTTGAAACAACTCTTAGAAGGGGTAAAAAAATGAGAATGGCCGAACAAATACCAGTGAGCCCACTGGTACACAAAAAAAGCAAGCGAATGGATAAAAAGCGGGTTTTAACAAGCGGTGACGCTGGTAAAATTATCCCGATTAGTTTTACTCCATTGTTGCGTATGGACCAAGTTACACGCGGTGAATATGTGGTTAATGTCGAAATGATGGAAACTGCGGAAAGGCTTTCCTCTGGAATATCTGTCTGTTTTTACGCTCATTTTTGGCCGTTTTTGGCGGCTGATCGTTTTGACGGAATGGATAATTTTAACCGTAGTTATCAAAAAGTTGCTGAGACTTCAGGCAGTGTTACACCATTTTTTGAGACGGTTAACTATGCTGCTGCTGATGCTTTTTGGTCAACACTTGGTGTTCATGCAGCAGAAGGCGGCGCTATAAATGCCAGCCCGTTAGAGGCTTATAATGGTATTGTTAATTATCGCCGTAAAGCACGTTCAAAAAGTTTGCCGCAACGTACAAAGCATGATGTTACATTGGCAGAGGCATTTTGGCGGAATAACAGTATGTCTCATATTGTTGCAGATTTTGATCAGGCTAAAATTGACGGTGAAGTGCCAATTACTGGGTTAAGTTTTGGCGGTTTAACGTCGGAAAAGCGTTTGGAGTGGTTTGGTGCTAATGGTTATGGTTCAGTGAGAAGCGAGCCCGGCTCAGCAAATGCCACTGGTATGCCGTTTCCTGCTCAAACAACAGCGCCAACATATGATGCTACGTCTTCTAAATATGTTTGGGACGATATCAGCGTCGAGATGGCTGCAGGAGGCGCAACTTTGTCTTTAGCTAATATTGAATTAGTTAAAAAGACAGCCGCGTTTGCGCGTATTCGTTCAAATTATGATGGTATTGACGATGACCATATAATTGAATTGTTGATGGATGGTACATCTGTGCCTGACGAATTTAACAAGCAACCAATTTTGTTGGCGAAGTCAGAAACGCAATTTGGTTACAGTCAAAGATTTGCAAGTGATGCAGCAAATCTTGATGAAAGCGTAACAACAGGGGTTGCGCAGGGTCGGATGAAGATCCGTTGTCCTCAAACAAACACTGGCGGTATTGTAATGATTACTGCCGAAATAGTTCCTGAACAGCTTTATGAGCGTAAAAAGGACTATTTTTTGTATGCAACCGATACCGATCATTTGCCATCAACGTTACGGGATGAATTGGATCCTGAGAAAGTAAGTGTTGTTAAGAATAGCCATGTTGATGTTTTGCACTCAACTCCAGATGGTACGTTTGGTTATAGCTATTTGAACCACGAATGGGATCGAAATTTAGTTAATGTAGGTGGCAAATATATTCGACCTGTAAATGATGCTTTTGACGAAGATCGTCAAAAGATTTGGACAACAGAAGTTGCTGATCCTGCATTAAATGCGGACTTTTTGTTAAGTGGTACTTTGCACAAAAAGGTGTTTGCGGACACTGTTGCAGATAGTTTTGAAATTACCGCTTTAGGTGGAATGGAAATATCTGGTTACACTGTCAAAGGTCAGGCGTTGCAAGAAGCAACTGATGATTATGCTGAAATTATAGCCGATGTCGATACGGTTCGTATATCAAAATAAGGAAAATGATGAATGAAAACTTTTAAAAACGGTCCTGTCTCGGGCTG